AAATCAAGTTTGATAGAGTCTGAAATAGTAAAAAAACTCTTTGAGGGTGCAGGAATAAGAGATTAGAATGTGCCCATGAGACTATTTCCTGCAAGCAATCTTGTCCTATTACATACAAGTTTTGAAAGTTGTTCTCACGGAGCCGGCAGAAAAATGGGCAGAAAAGACGCTTGTAGGAAACTTAATTTAGAAGAAGAAATAAAAAAGTTAGACGACCAAGGAATAATACACGGAATAAGGCACATAAACGATTTGGACGAGGCAAGCGGGGCATATAAGCCAATAGAAGAAGTTATGCGTAATCAAGCTGACCTTGTGGAAATACTCGTGGAGTTATCTCCTCTGGCTGTTATAAAGGGATAAGGGGCAAATATGAAAAAGATAATTGTAGAAACAAGGCAAAGAAAAAACAGTTTAATACCCTTAATGTCATTTTATGTGGAAAATACCGACACGGATAAGTATTTAGTGTTCCAAACCAACGGAACACGCTTAGAATTAAAAGGTAAAAACATAGATAGAGTTATAGGGCTTCTCAATCAGAAAAATAATTATAAGGGGCAAAAATAACTAACTAAAACAATGGAAGCAAGAATAATACAAGGACTATGAAACAATTCTTTTTTTACTTGCTTATTATAGGAATAGTTTGCTTTATTATAGATGATATTACAGAAGAATGATTTACATACAAACTCCCTTTAAGACAAACGAATACGGGCAACAAGATAAAGAAACCTTAAAAGTATTTGATAACGGAAAGGTGATGTGTGATTGTAAAGCCCAAATGACGCACCAAGAAAGAGATTTTAATTCAAGGTTGTGCCGACATATTCAAAAGTTTATTTGCGATTTTCCACAACTTGATGATTATGAAGAGGCTGTGGAAAACTGACCATTTTCCTTCACATTTCAAGGATATTTGACAATATAGTTGGCTATGATATTATTAAGACATAACATAAAACTATGAAAGATTTTATAAAAATATGTCGTGATTGTAGGAGAGAGTTCTTGGCTTATAAACCCTTTGCCAAAAGATGTCCTAAATGCCGATACGAGAAAATAAAAAAGACGGCAACCCTTTGGCGGAACAAAAAATACCGCACCGATAAAGATTTCAGGGAAAGGGTAAAAGCCAAAGTAAGGGAATATTATAAGAAACATCATGCGTCCCCTATCCTGCCAACCAAGTCATAGCAACCCCACAGGGTTCTCACTGGCTTCAAGGCAGGACGGGGAGGCAAATTAAATTATGACAAATCAAGAAAAAATAATAAATTATCATGTGTTCTCTTTCAAGATTATAGAAAACGCCATCAAAAAAGGGAACAAAAAATATGCCAAAAGAAAAACTCGTAGAGGTGGTGAGAAGTTTCAGCCGAAAGCTGTCCCTTCCTCACTATGAAAACATTGATATATTCTGTTCTTACAAAGAAGAGTGCGGTTCGGAAGAAGTAGAAGAAACATCAAAAAGGGCATATCATTTCTGTAAGTTCGAAGTAGAACGAGATATTGAAGAATACAAGAAGCGGAATGAACCGAAGCCAGTGGAAACAACTACCGAGGGGCAAAAAAAAGAAGAAGAGTTTAAACAAATTATAAAAGATAACCCTCCGTCTTACCAAAGACCACCAGAACAATGGCAGGACGGCAAAAAAGATGAACAATAAAATATCACAATGCTTAACGGACAGCGAAAGTTTTGATGAGTTTTTAAGCGGTTGCTACATTGAACTCAAAGAGCAACTTGTGGGAAATCCTGATTACGAAGAAGTTAAACGCTTTGCCCAAGATATTTGGGACGAGCACCAATCAAATGTCGGAAACTAAAACAACTTGGTGTCAAACAGAATCAGAAGCTCCCAAAATAGGAGATAAATGCCCCGAATGCCAGAAAGGGGAAGTAAAAAGAAGCAAGTTTGGTTTGGGGTGGTGTCCAGAATGCCGCCACAATTGGAAATTAAGCAAATGGGCGAAACCGAAACAAGAAGAACCAGACCCATTAGTATTTATAATGGACGAAATTAAAAGTATTAACGAGAGAATAGATAATCTTGCCGAATATCTAAGGGATAATTTGGCGGATATAAAAAGACACGCAGAAAACGCCGACAGAAATACAGACCAAGACGTAAAATCATTTAAAAAAGTGGAAAATGGCGAAACTGAAAAAAGTATATCTAAATAAGGGAAAGCCAGACCAAAGGACAATTGGCGAGATAGACACATTCAACAAGGTGTTTTATAAAAAGGTATGGCAATCACGGCACCTATTTAGGGCATTAAACGCTTATGGGATAGACAGCGATTACTTCAATGCGTTTTTATTAAAGGACAATTACGAAATAGTGGTGTCAGACCAAGAAACGGGAAAAGTTTATCAAACAACGGCAAAACATTTCAAAGAACACGGCAAATACTTTCATTTCAAAGAACCGCAAACAGACCATAGGACGCAATTATTTCTTTCATTAGAAGATTTCAAAATGCCGAAAAAGACCGAAGACCAAAAATATCAGGATTTTTCAAAACAAGTATTATAAACTAACCAAAAACCTATGAAAAAACAAGTAGGAGTTCATACGCCAACCAAAGAGGAGTTCATAAAGGTCGTTCAAAAATGCTTTGATAACGGGGTTTATTGGCACAGTGGATACAAAAATATAAACGAGAATTATTGGAACACCTACAAAGACCAAACTTGTATAGATGTTTGTTGTGATGGTGATTATATTTTCTTTGACCGGAAAGAATGGTATCAAGAAAACTATCCCATAATTCCCATAATATCGGCACAAGAGTTTTTGGGAGAAAAGAAAGGAACAAAAGTAAAATGGTGGTGTGGTGGAGAAACGGGAACGGGGACTCTTATAGGAGAAAGCATAGATGGCGATTATTGTGTAATAAGAGATGATGATGATAATGATGATGGCTGGGAATGGTGTGAGCATCAAAAATATAATCTAAAAAACCCAGAGGAAGCCCCGCCAACAGGAACACCTCATTGCTACTGGGTAGATAAAATAGAGCCATATAAAGAAAAATTAAACACCATACCCGAACAAAATAAGGGAAAGGGCAAAATAATGAGCATTATAAAAAACATATTCAGAACAAAGGAGCAAAAAGCTTTGACTCACTATAATATAATCAACGGAGACGGCGGATTGACTTCAGATGGTCAAGACGAGTTTTTAGATTATCTGTGGGAAACTATGACCGAAGAAAGAAAGGATTTCACCGCCAAAGTAGTCAAAGAATACGACGAGGAAAAGAAATAATAAGTGCGGGCAAGGGTTGAGGGTCTTCGGCAAAACTCATTTTTGGTATCCCCTCGCTAATAAGTTGAATGCCGATATAGATACTTTCCAATAGTCGCCCGAAAGAGCATAGGGAATCCGTAAGGTTTCCTACCCGCAACTAAAATATATGAAACAAAAAACACTTTTGAAGCCCTTGTCCTTGGATATTGAACTCTTGGTAAACGGGGAAAAATATAAAGGGGAGGTAAAAAAGATATGACATTAAATAACTATTTACAAGCAAGTGGCATTGAATATAGGCATGTTATCTACGAAATAGATGACTATTATTGTTATTTAATTTTTAGTTTTGACCAAAGGGAGTATTATAAAAAGTTTGAATTAAGAATTGTTTATATTAAAAAAAATGATTATTTGTAAAATATGCAACCCACAATTAGAAGGAAACGGATATTGTGCTGAACATAGCACGGGTGGAACAGCATATCAAAAAGATATGAGGAAAGAAACTATAGAAAATAACTGGGAAGAAGAGATAAAACTGATGATACCGCTTCAAGGATGCGGAGTTTCAACTAACCAAATTATAGAAAAAATCCGCACCCTATTAGAAACCGCCAAACAACAAGAAGCAGAAAAATGGACAAAGTTAATAAGACAAAACGACTATTCAATAGACCGATGCCTTGTAAGGGAAGCCATAAAAACACTTAAAAAGGCAAAATGGCAATGCGTGGGTTGTGGGAAGTTTTTCAAATCAACAATTACACCGAGCGAGATTAGGTTTATTTGGAGTGAATCCTTAAATCATTATGCTATACAAGGATATTTGTGTAAAAAATGCGGCAAATAAAATATGATTAAAAGATAAAGAACAAAATTATGGAAAATAAAAAATTACAACTAATTAATAAAAGACAATAATATGGAAAAGAAAACCAACAAGACCACAAAGAGCAAATAATACAAGACGAGGCAAGGGTTGCTGATTGGGAAGAGGAAATTAAAAAAGAATTGTTTGAAGAAGGAGATTGGTATGAACCATTTATTGAAAAAACGATTAACTTTATCCGCACCCTTCTCGCCCTCCAAAGAAAAGAAATCATAGAGGAGATAGAGAAGATGATATTTTCTTGTTATCCATCAGATATGGAAAACTTTAACACTATGACAGACGACCAGGCACATAGATTATTAAAATGTTTTTGGAAGAAATTATTTAAATAAGATATTATTAACAAACTAAAATAAAGGTAGCGGGTTGATGTTGTTCGGGTATGGGGTAGCTCAATACTTGGCGTGGCACTTACTTGTCGCATAGAGCCAAGAGAGTAAAAAAATTACAGATTGTAAGTCAGGTAATTCCCGAACGCACCCGAACACCACCAGCTCACTACAAGCAAAAATATATGAAGAAGATAAAAGTAAATAACCAAATAGCATTACTTTGTTGGGTGGCGGGAATAGCATTATTATTATTGGTAGATTGGAGAATATGTTTGGGAGTAATACTTTATTGTAAATCATTAGAAGCTTATGTCGTTAATTTGTTAAAGGAGAAATAAACTATGAAAAAAACGAGCAAATAAATAATCCTAAATGCCCAATAAATCATTAAAGGTCGGCAAATAATAAGGAGAAATAAAATGAAAACAAAATGCGCTCAATGCGAAAAAGAGAAAGAATGCTCCAAGGCAGTCGGAGAAGACGGAGTGGAGATTTGGGTCTGTGGTGAGTGTATTGATAACCTTACAAGTTGATGTATGGGTTAAGAAAAACAATCCGGGAAGCCATAATCGCCTTAAAGCACGAAGATCCCGATGATAATTTTACGATATTGAGTAATAAAGACGGAAGTTATATAATTAAGGTATTATGGACTACCAAGAGAGAAGAAATAATTGAGATAAAACTAAATGAAAAAAAATAAAACATTATTCTATATAAATTACGAAAAATGGAAAAAATACTTTTATGAAATGTCTTTTATAGAGTGGTTTAATTTAAAAAATAAATAATAAATTAATATGATTGAGAACGATAAAAAGTTAACAGAAGAAGTATTTAAAAGATTGCGTTCATAATATGCCAAGAGGAATCTATAAAAGAGGAATAATACATAGAAAATTCCACTCAAGAGAAACAAAAAGAAAAATAGGATTAGCTAATAAGGGACATAAGCATACAAGAGAATTTTCAGAAAAATTAAGATTAAGAATGTTGGGTAAAAAAATACATATATCTCCTCATACAGAAGAAACAAAAAGGAAAATTTCACAAAATAGAAAAGGTAAAGGTAAACATATTCATAAAAAGACATTACTTTATGGATATAAAAAGCAAGATGAAAGAAACGATAGTGCATACCAAAATTGGTCAAAACAAATAAAAATAAGGGATGAATGGAAGTGTAGAATAAATAATAATGATTGCTTCGGAAAAGTAATCGCACATCACATTTTATCTTGGAGAGATTTTCCAGAATTAAGATATAAAATTAATAATGGCATCACTTTATGCCAACATCATCATCCTCGTAAGAGAATTGATGAAACAAAACTTATACCATTCTTTCAAGGTTTGGTGGAGGTTAAATGAATATTTTGATTAAAACATTTAAAGATCTTCAGGACATAGATTTATTAGTGTCTAATTTGTATTCTAAAGACAAAACATTGGAAAAGAGCAAGTTTGGTTATGCCTATAAGAGGTTTATTGAAAAAAACTATATGCCAGCTATTAAGGAAATGCAAGAAAAATTGTCAGATGTTAGGATAAATAACGCCCTTGAGGACAAAAACACAAAAGAGATTTTAATTACAAAGGAAAACTCTAGGGGTTTTAAGTATTCAAAAGAGGGTTTAAAGAAATGTGTGGCAGAGGAAAGAAAGACGGTTGATGAATTTGAAAAAAAGGAAATTGAGATTATACCTTTTATCAGTTCTTATGTCCCAGAGGGACTAAGCGAGGAAGATAAAGAATTATTAACCGGATTGGTAATTTAATTATGGAAAACAAAAAAAAGAGAGTTTGTATAACCGGTATATGCGGATTTGTCGGCCACCATATTTGTGAACACTTTTTAAAAAACACTGATTGGGAGATAATCGGGCTGGATAAATTAAGTTATGCTTCAAATGGATTAGACAGGTTAAGGGACATAAAGGCGTTTGACGAAAATAGGGTAAAGCTATTTGCAATTGATTTACAGTTGCCGTTAAGCAGTGGGGTTAAAAGGGAAATCGGAGAGGTGGATTATATTTTAAACCTGGCAAGCGAGAGTCATGTTGATAATTCTATAAAAGACCCTGTTGGGTTTATAGGGAACAATGTGGGACTGATGCTTAATATGCTTGAATGGGCAAGAGGATTAAAAGAATTAAAGAAATTTATTCAATTCTCTACCGATGAGGCGTATGGAACGGCCCCGGAGGGAGTAAATTACAAAGAGGGCGACAGACACAATGTGGGAAACCCGTATTCTGCTTCAAAGGATTGCCAAGAGGCAATTTGCAGGGCATATTCGAACACTTATGGAATGCCGATAAATATAATAAACGCGATGAATATAATTGGAGAGCGCCAGCACCCAGAAAAGTTTGTTCCTATTTGTATAAGAAAGATTCTGAATGACGAGGTAATACAGGTTCATGCCAATAAAGATTTGACTGAATCCGGCAAAAGGCATTATCTCCACGCAAGGAATATAGCGCAGGCCTTGCATTTTATTTTAGAAAAAACAGATGAAGGATTAGATAAAGTAGACGCGTCAAAGGGCTGTTGGAATATAGTTGGAGATATGGAGGTTGCCAATTCTGATTTGGCTAAAATGATTGGTAAGATACTCGGCAAGGAAGCAAAGATAGAGATGGTGGCTTGGCATCGCAGTCGCCCTGGGCACGATTTGCGGTATTCTCTTGATGGATCAAAATTAAAAGAGGCTGGATTTGATTATCCAAAATCTTTTGAGGAAACGCTTAAAAAGACAGTTCTTTGGGGGATTGATCCAGAAAATAAAAGATGGCTTGGGTTATAACACATGGGGCCTATTATTTGCTTCATTATACGCCAATACTATGAAAAATATAGCAGTAGTTGTGCCGACAATAAGGCCGGAGACAATTCCACCATTTTTAAAGGCGTGGAAGGAATTATTTGATAAACATAATGTTGAGTTTGTCTTGGTGGTAGATGGAAAAGATCAACACATTGTTCACAATCAAAAAAGAGTCAATTTGAAAAGCGATTTAGTTTCTAAGTTTAGCGCAGGATGTAAGCAATTGGGATTTTTATATATAGCAGAAAGGTTGCCAGAAGTGGAATATATTATCGTATTAGATGATGATTGCTTTCCGATTGGCAACCCAATTCAAGACCATATAGATCAATTAAACAGAAAGGTGCCTATTAGTTGGCTTTCTACGGCAAGTGATTATATGCGTGGCTTTCCTTACCAAGCGCGCCAGGAAGCTCCTGTAATGCTTTCACATGGGGTTTGGGAGGGTAATTATGACTGGGATGCGCCATCACAACTTCTTAAAAGCGATACTAGGGTAGATTTTTACAAAGGCATAATTCCAAAGGGTATATTTTTCCCAATGTGCGGAATGAACATTGCGTTTAGAAGAGAGGCGCTGCCATATATTTATTTCGCGCCAGTGGGAAAGTATAAGGGAGCAGAGCGATTTGATGATATCTGGGCTGGACTGGAAATAGTAAAAGATTTCGCAAAACTAAATTGGGGGATAGTTTCCGGATACGCAAGAGTTAATCACTCGAGGGCTTCAAATGTATTCACGAGTTTAGAAAAAGAGGCAGTGGGAATAAGGAAAAATGAGGAGTATTGGCAAGGAAAATATGATGAGTGGTATAAAGGGTTTGTAAAAAAGCGTAAAAAATGGTATAATATAACAAAAAAGAATGTATAAAAATTATAAAATAGTTATTGTAACTCCGGCTGGCAGAAGAAAGTATTTGGAGTTTTTCAAGAAGTTTATTTATAGGAAAATAGAAGAGGGCTTAGTTGACGAATGGTCGCTTTGGCTTAACACCATAAATCCAGCAGATATCGCCTATATTGAGAGTATGGCTGCTGAAAATCCCAAGGTTAAGATTTACAGATTAGATGAGCCGATAGTTCCAACCTGGGAAAGTTATAATGCCCTGCAGACGCATAAGTTTATGGGGTTTGCTCACGATGACGATGCTATTTATATCAGAATAGATGATGATATTGTTTGGGTTGAAGAGGGTGCTTTGGAAAAAATGATACAGGCCAGAATAGATCACCCAGACGCTTTTGTGATTTATCCGAATATAATAAACAGCACAATGTGCAATTCTTGGCATCAGGAAATAGGGGCGTTAAGTGAGGAACACGGCGTTGTAAGAAAAGAGAGAGAAGATGATTTGGACTGGGCATATTTAGACGCTTTTAACTATACAGACAGCGGTCTTGTCCAGCATATTCACGACACTTTCAAAAAAAGGTATAATGAAGGTAGTTTGTCGGCATATTATCTGCCAAGTAAGAGCTTTGACGATTACAAGCACTTTTCAATTTGCAGTATTGCTTGGTGGGGCAAAGATCATATTAAGTGTGGGTCAAATGAGGAGGCGCAATTGGCCTGGGAGTTGCCGGAGAAGTTTAAAAGACCTGTCTATTTTGTGGGAGATGCCCTAATGGTTCATGGAAGTTATCATACCCAAAGAGATTATCTTGAAAGAGATAATAAGTGTCAGTATTTGGAGTTTTATAAGAGTATCATAAAACAATAAAGCAGAAAAAATGGTTGTTTATAACCTAAGTCATTTAACACAAGCCAATGATCAGAGCAAGCCTGGTCCCATTCAAGACGATGAAGCATTGTTATTGTTCGCCTTAATAAGGGTTACTCGCATCAAGCGAATTTTGGAGTTGGGGGCCGGCAATGGTTATAGCGCTGTAAATTTTTGTGCCGCGATAGGCAGCAATGGTAAAGTTTATTCTGTTGATTGGGGAATCGATGCGTCTTGTCCTAAAATTGCCGATAATCATATTGTTATTGTTAAAAATGTTGCAGACTTAAACGCAAAAGATTTAGATGAAGAACCGATCGATTTAGTGTTCTTTGACTGTCATGCGTATGAAGCAGAACTTTGTGCATTCCAAAGTCTTCGTAAGTCTGGTATTATCACTGACAAGACTATTTTTGTTTTTCATGACACAAATCTTTGGCCGACCAAAGACGCGCCAAATCTTTTGAAAAAAAAATGGCCTGAAATATCTTATGAAGTTGAAGGTGGTTGGGTATTCGGCCCCCCCGAACGGCAATTAGTAAATGATTTCAAGGAAATGGGTTATGATATATTTAATCTTGGAACAAAAAGAGATGTGCACGGGACACACTTGCCCTATCGTTGTGGTTTAAGTATAGCCAGTAAGTTTGCTCCATTTGAATTAAAGTTCGGAGCAACAGCGCCATGGATGGCTCCGCAGGACAGAGAGAGCGCCCAGTTTATCAAGATCGGGCAATTTGATTATGTGAGAAAATCTGATAAAAATAAAAAAGAATAATATGCTTAAATATTCGCCAGATCTAAAGGAGTGTTCAGATGCCCATGAGAAGGCAGTAATAATTGACGATGAATACAAAATAAGGGAATTATACTCCCAAGACCGTGATGTCGAGTATATTGTTGATATAGGGGCTAATCTGGGGACCGCAAGTTTTAAGTTCCAAACATTTTATCCAAACGCCAAGATATTAGTTTGCGAGCCAGAGCCGGAATTAATGAAATATGCCAAATTGAATACAGGAAACAAACTGACCTATGTAGAGAAAGCAGTAATCGGAGACGACAGGAAAGAGGTTGCCTTCAATGTTTGCAAGTGGGCTGGAAACGGACATGTTGACGGACATTTCAGGTGGGATTTATACGCCCCGATGGGATCAAAGAAAATAGGGCAGATTAAAGTCCCTGCCTGCACCTTGAAAGATTTAGTTGACGAGTATAATTTTCCGAGAATAGATTTATTAAAGATAGACACAGAGGGAATGGAGTCGGAGATATTAAAAGCATACAAGCCGTATTTGTCAAATGTTAAGTATATCAGGGGGGAGTGGCATGGAGACAAAGAAAAGAGCTTGATTAGGGAGATCTTGCAAGATACCCATGATGTTTTATTGGAAAGCGTATTAGAGACAAATGGCGGAATATTCGCAGAACTCAAAAAGGACTTGGACGCGCCAAGAATATTGAAAGAGAATATAAAAAGAGGGATTGTCATAACTACAAGTTTTTATACAAGAGATTTTCTTAAACCGTGCTTGGATAGTATCAAAGATGTTAAATATCCCGTCTTAATATTAAGCAATGGCGGATATAATCCAAAAATGGATTTAGGAAAAGCGAAATTAGTAATCAATCCTATCAATGGCTGGGAATTGGCCGGTATCCAGACAGGTAAGGATAACTTTGACGAGTTCGTTCATTTAATGGATACAACAGTAGTAAAAGACATATCTTTATTTGATAAAGCATTCGCAATAGAGGGAAATGTGGTATTCACAAGAGGAAACTTTCACTATATGGGCAAGTATGAAACGGCAAAACTTCCTAATCTCCCAATAGTAACAAGCAAGGATGTAGCTGTTAAATTAGAAGCCCATTGGTTAAAGTATTACAGGGAATTCAAGCCCGATCTTCCAGTGCAGTCAGATGTGTTTGAAACAATACACGGGCAGAACAGAATGAGGCTTGAAAACCAATATCTTATTAAGTGGAAAGGTCATTGGCAGAGAATGACCGAAGATGAATTAAAAATGTTTTAATCTTATGGAGGAAAATACTGATAAGCAACAAAAAAAACAGTTTGATTGGTTAAAAGAATATCAGTGGCAGAAAGGACAGTCTGGAAACCCCAAGGGAAGACCAAAAGGACCAACACTAAAAGAATGGTGTAGGGAGTTTTTAATGAGTATGTCTGAAGAGGGAAGATTAGAATTTATTAAAAGTATAGATGGCAAGGAAGTGTGGAAAATGGCAGAGGGATTACCGCAACAAGATATAACAAGCGGGGGTAAAGAAATACAAATACCTATTTATGGAGCAAAATCTTTATCAAACAACAACAGCGACGGAAAAGATATTCTCCCTGAAAAAGAGAATCCGGGCAGTATCGGGGGGAACATCCAGTAGCAAGACAATCTCAATTATTATTTGGTTGATAGATTATGCCCAAAGCACCAAAGACCAAATAATAACAGTTGTCGGAGAATCAGCCCCTCATTTGGACTTGGGAGCAATAAGAGATTTCAAAAATATAATGACTGCTCATGGTTATTGGAATGATAATAGTTGGTTGAACGGCAAGAAGTATAGTTTTCCGACGGGAAGCGTTATAGAGTTTATTTCATTTGATAAATTCGGCAAGGCGCATGGCCCGAGAAGAGATGTTCTTTTCTTGAACGAGGCAGTTCATTTTCCGTATAATATAGCAGATCAGCTTATCACAAGAACACGCAAGATAGTGTGGATGGACTGGAACCCATCAGAGGAGTTCTGGTTCTATACAGAAATGCTCGGCAAGAGAGATGATATAGATTTCTTGGGAGATGGATATCTGGGGCCTTTGACATTTTTAGATAATGAAGCATTGGATGAAACATCAAAGAACGAGATACTGGCCCACAAGAATAACAAAGAATGGTGGACTGTTTATGGTGAGGGCAAGCTTGGCGTAATAACGACAAGAATATACAAAGACTGGCAGATAATAGACGACATACCGCATGAAGCAAGATTGGAGGCAAGGTGGCTGGATTTCGGATATACTAATGACCCTACTTCTATCGGCAGTGTTTATTATTACAACGGCGGGTATATAGTCGACGAGCAGTTATACCAGAAAGGAATGCTTAACAAGCCGATAGCAGATTTCTTGTTGAGTTCGGAAACTCCACAGACACTTGTCATAGCAGATTCAGCCGAGCCAAAGAGCATTGATGAGATTAGGGGGTTCGGGGTGAATATAGTCGGAGTGTCCAAGAAAAGAGGAGAGAGCAAGTCGGAAACATTTGTTAAGTGGTCAATAGGAATAGTTCAAAATCAAAGGGTTTCAATAACAAGGCGCTCGTTTAATACCCTAAGAGAATATAGAAACTATTTGTGGATGGTTGATAAAAATGGGAAAATACTGAATATGGAAGATCCAAAGTGCGCCAATCACAGTATGGCCGGGATAAGATATGTTTTATCAACAATAGTGAACAGCGCAACAGAGATTACAGAAAGCGAGAGGGCGGACAGGTTGCTATCAAGATTGAGAAATATTCCTAATCAAACAAGATGACAAAGAAGTTTAATGTCATAATAAACAATGAGGTTCAGCGACCGCCAAGGATTGATTTTACCGTTATGGGACTGGATTCTTTTTCTTCTGATTTCCTTAATTGGTGCATAGAGAATAGAAATAATTTAGAGTTTATCAAGGAATGCAAGACGCTTGAAAAAGTATCGCAGTCGTCTGTTTTACACGCAGACCACATGAAGGTTATAAGGAGAATTGACGATACTATTAGCCATAACAGGAAGGGGTATTGACAAGTGGCACTGTTTTTTGGTATAATGGGGCAACAATTGAATAATTTATAATTCCTAACCGAAACCAAAGGGGGGAACTCAAGCGAGTTCCTTTTTTTAGTTTTAAAATATGGAAAACAAAAGACCAACCCTTACGGATCCAAAAGAGTATGCTTTGGTTAGAAGCATACATTTTCCAATGGATAATTTAAATAACGATAAAGTAGATGAAATCGAAAGGTTGGAGAGAATGGAGTCAAAACAGCGTAATCAAAATAACAACTCAAGATGAACATACTTAAAGAAGCAGAGCAAATTATATCTAATTATGACAAGACCATTGATTTAGTCAGTGGCTTGCCGTTCAGCCAGAAAAAGCAAATTAGAACAATAGAGTTTTATAACAACAGCAAATACCTTAACGGGCAGACCGATGAGCTTGATAGAGATAAGCCGTTTTTTCAGATACTTAACGCCATTTGCGATGTAGAGAATGCCGCAAAGGACCTAGATACAAAAGATATAAATATAACTTCTGACGATTCAAACCACTACCTGGAGAGCTGGTTGCTTTCAAAAGACATTCAGGTTTGGATGAAAGAATCTAATTTTGCCAAGACGCTGAATGATATACGGGACATGCATACTCGTTATGGTTCTTTATTGGTAAAAAAAGTTGTTAAGGATGGAAAGCTTACACTGGAATTGCCGGAATGGAAGAATACCATTACAGATCAAGTTGATATTATACAAGGAGCGATAGTAGAAACCCACTGGATGACTGCAATGGGAATTGCCAAGATGACAGAGTGGGATAAAAAAGAGATAAGAAAAATACTGAAAAAAGTAAAGGGTTCTAATAAGAGAATTCCTGTTTATGAGATAAGGGGCGAGTTTCCTAAATCTTTTATAAAAGAACTGGAAAAGGAAAAGACAACAGATGAAGACGAGATAACCTTTTCTTACCAGCTTTATTATATTGCTGGGCTTCCGGCAGAAAGCGGAAATGAAGACCAGTTTACTGCTTTTGTTCCCCTTTATTGGGAAGACGATACAGAAAGGGTTTATAAATACCTGGCCCGCAAGCCGAAAGCCGGAAGGTCGTTCGGGGTGGGGGTGATGGAAGAGGGAGAAGAGGCGCAGGTGTGGACCAATGATGCTATTCTAAAGCAACACAGGGCGATGGAATATACTACCAAGGTTATAGGCCAATCAGCATCTAAAAAGTTAAAGGGCAGAAATCTTGTAACAGAAACAGATGATGGATCTATTTTAGAGCATGAAGATGGAAAACCGATTACCTCGCTTAATCTATTGCCGGCTGGAGGATTGACTCAATATAATAACCTAATAGTCCAATGGTATAACCAGCTGGAAAAGACAACCTCTGCTTATTCGGCCCAGAGAGGAGAAACACCTCCTTCCGGAACTCCATTCAGATTACAAGCAACAGTATTAAATCAATCTTCAAGCGTATTCAAGACTTTACAGCAGGAATTAGGAATATTCATTACAAAGATTATAGAGGATTGGATTATGCCTCATTTGGCTTCTAGGTTAAACAGAGAGCATATTTTGGCTTATGAATTCTCGCCGGAAGAGTTAAAAGAAATAGACAACAAGTTTTCTGCAAAACACGCGAATAAAATGGCAGTAGAAATGATTCTGTCTGGGAAGATATTAACCCAAGAAGATTATGACGATTGGTTCAATGTGGCAGATGAGTTTATTAAAACCACAAAGGGGCAAAGATTTATTAACATACCAAAGAACTTCTATAAAAATCTAAAAGCAAAGGTAACGGTCAATATCACGGGTGAGCAAAGAAACAAGGCAGCAACATTAGAAAGTTTAAATAATATTTTAATGGTTTATGCTTCTAATCCAAATCTTCCTCAGGATCCTGTGGCTTCACAATTATTGGCAAAGATCATAGAGCTTTCTGGGGCCGGTATCAGTCCTGTTTCAATTACCGCAGCTATTAACGAAAAGAGCAAGATGATGCAACAGCAACTGGGGATGCAACAGCAAAATATTCCGCAACCCAAAAGAACATCATTAGGAAATAGGGTAGAGCCAGCAATCGCATGAAATCACTTAGAGAATTCCATAACGACAAAGATACAAAAGAGAATGTCTATAACTATTTGATTGATTATTTAGAGAAAGAGACGGTTAAGAGAACCTTTGATAGGGAAGATGTGTCTGGAATGGCTGACGCTAAAGAGATAATCAGCAAGGCGTTTGATAATATGGATTTATTGTTTAATTCAAAGGCCAAGAAAAAAGAGCAAGTTAACGAGGCAAGATAATATGCCATTTCGTTCTGTGAAACAACGCAAATATATGTTCGCCAAGCATCCTGAAATTGCCAAGAAATGGGTAAAGAAATATGGAAGCAAAATAGTTAAGAAATATCATAAAACAAAAGGAAAGGGATAGTTACTACTTACAGCTCCTTTATGGGGGCTGAATAGTGGCAATTAGCCACGAGGACACCGGCTCTCCAAATACCGGTTAAACGCTCGCAGGTAAGCATATCCCTGCAAATCTTATGGAAGAAGAAACCAAAGATGTCGCTGCAGACACAAATGCAGAGGTTGAGGAGGATACCAATATCCCCAAGGAAGAGGATAATACCTCTGACGACAGCAACGAGGAGGCTGTGGCTCTTAAAGAAAAATTGGATAGTGCTTTAAAAGCAAAATCCGAATTGACCGCAAGGGCTAAAAAAGCAGAAGAGGAGTTAAAAACCCTCAAAGCCAATCCTCAGAATAAACCTAATGATCCACAACTTTCAGAAGAGCTTAAATTGATTGCTCGCGGATTATCCGATGAAGAAATCGAGCAGGCCAAGGTAATCGCAAAGGGTAAGGGTATTCCTTTGCCAGAGGCGATTAAAGATCCTCTTTTTACTGTCTTTCAAAGAGATTTGAAAGAAAGGGAAAAGAAGGAAAAGGCCAAGCTTGGTGCTTCAAAGGGCTCCGGTGAGTCTGAAGATAAACCTTTAGTCAGATCCGGTATGTCTCGCGAGGAACATGAAAAGGTTTTTAAGGAAGTTTTGGGTAAAAAATAGTGGCATTTCCCTCGTATACAGAAAGTTTAACAACCCTTGATGCATTTATTCCTGAAGTCTGGGGTGAAAGAATCAACGATTTCTATCAGTCAAAACTGGTAATCGCAGGATTTTTTACCGATAGAAGTTCAGAATTAAGCGCAGGTGGTGATGTTCTTTATACCCCGAATATGACAGAGTTTGCGGCTACTAGCAAAACAAACGCTACAGCTGTAACCCTGAATTATCCTACAGAAACAAAAGTTACTTTGTCTGTAGACCAGTGGTATGAGGCATCTTTCGCCATAGAAGACAGAGAAGCCGCACAAGTCAAACATTCTTACTATATACAAGAAAAGTATATGAAGAATTGTGGCTATGCAGTTGCTAAAAAGTTAGAAGTAGCAATCGCATCGCTATTTGATAATTTTGCTACCACAGTCGGTGCTTCAACCACATCGATTGCTGATAGTGAGATTCGTGCAGCCATTGCGGCACTTGAAGGAGCTAATATTGATACAACTGAAGGAGTGGCATTCTTCTTGCATCCAAATGTATTTTGGAAACAAGTTCAGAATCTTGACAAATTCAGCTTAGCTATCAATTCGCCAGTTAATGATCCTACTGGTAAGACTCCTAAAGCAACCCTTTATGGTATTCCAATTTATATATCGCCAAATGTTCAATATATTTCTGGAACAGTCGGCAGAGCAAACTGCTTGGCTCATAAAGATGCCTTGCATTGGGCAACCTCTCCGCTGGGGACAGGTGGTTCATTGGCAGGAGCCTCAATGACCGGTAAATACGGAGTAAGGGTTCAGTCTAATTATATTCCTGAATATCTTTCAACTCTTACAACCGCAGACTTGCTCTACGGTGTAGTAGAAAATAGAGATACTTCTGGGGTATGTATCTGGACAGCGAACTAACATAACCTTGTGATGTTCGTTTATCGGGTTTTTACCTGACGGATAAAACCCGATAGCGTCAGGAAGTGAACATCATATCAAAAAACATGGCGGGAAAAGTAATAATAAGTTCAAATCCAATTAAAACATCAGAGAGAATAGATATAAACGGAAATGTTATAGACCCGAGAACAAAGCAGATTCTTGTTCCAAAAGAGTCAGATAGTATGGCGGGGACAGTAGCTCAACCAACAGTTCAACCAGTTGCCGTTCCGCAAGAAATCCCTGTTGTGCCGGTGGCAATAGGCGCGCCAAAAGATGACGGATTATCTGTGTTGGGACAAATAGAGGAAGCTAAAAAAAGGTTGAAAGAACTAGAAGAGCTTAAAAAAATAAAGATAGCTCAAAAGAAAAAAGAATTAGAGTTATTAGAACAATAAAACTATGAAAGTATTTTTCGTGAATAGCGGGTTAAATGGTTCGTATAATGTCCGTTGTTTGTTTCCCTTACAGGCCAATGGGTGGGATGGAGATAGAACGACTTTTATGCTTAAACAGATGACGCCGGAAGACAAGGCAAGGGCTGCTCTTGATTCTGAAGTAGTGGTGTTCCACAGACCCCTTTCAAAACATTTGTTAGAGCTGTCGAGGATATTAAAAAAACAAGGCAAGAAAATAGTAATGGATAATGATGATACCTTAAAGGAAGACAATGGATTCAAGTTTAATGAGTATATGAACGAGAAGCGTGTAGAAAAGGGAATTGAGAAAATGACGCTTGCTCTTGATAAGTTTGCTGAAGAGGCGGATTTGGTTACCTGCACTACTGATTTTTTGAAGAAAGAATATGAAAAAGTAAATCCGAATGTGGTTGTATTGCCAAACTGTATAGACCCTTTCTACTTTCCAAAGCCATTAAGAAACGAAACAGATATTATAAGAATAGGTATTACCGGCTCTGTGGGGATTACTAACGACATAGAGGAGTTAAAGCCGATTATAGATCACTACCAAAACGACAAGAGAGTGAGATTAGTTTTGTTATCAACTCCGCCAAAAGGAGAGAATGACATTTATAAAGAACTGTATTCAGAACAATATACTTATTGGAGTTCAGTGAATATAGAATGGCATCCATTTGCGAAAGTAGATGAGTATTACAAGGTTTTAAATGAATTGAGATTGGATATGGTTATAATTCCAAGATTTGACAGTTACTTTAACAGGTGTAAGAGCAACCTGAAGTTTCTTGAAAACTCAACGCTGGAAATTCCGACAATAGGACAGAGCTTCCCGACAAAGGACAGCCCTTACGAGCAGAATCCAGAAGACACAAAGCATCTTTTATTGGCAAGCAATACAGGGGAATTCATATCCCAAATCGAGAAGTTAATAGCAGACAAGGAACTGCGCAGACAGATTGGCAGAGATTCCAAGGCTTATGTTGAAGAGAATTATGACATAAATAAAAAAGCCCATTTATGGGTAGAGGCATATAAACCATTAATTAAATAAAATATGACACAAGAGTATCCAAGGTTAATAAAATTGGAAAATGAAGAACTAAAAGAGCTTATTGTGGAAAAGGGGAAATTGATTGAAAAAGGAAGGGCAAAGTCCGAAGAAATAGAGAAATTAGAAATAGAAATGGCTGAAATTGAAAAACAACTCACGGAAGAAGAGGAAAAGGTTGATTTGAAAGAGTTTAAAAAGAGGGAAAAAGCCATTACTAAGAGAATGGAAAAATGTATTAAGGATATAGATCAGGTCAAGAAAGATATCTATGAAAAGATAAAGGCAGAAACCCCCCAATCGTTAAGGGACAAATACGATGAAGTAAGGAAACAAAAAGAAGACTTGGAAACAGAAAGAAACAAAATCGCCCTGTCTGCCCAAAAATACAATGATAAGATTATTCCATTAAGCAGGGATCTAATGGGCTCTTTTCTGCAGGATGAATATGAGGATTATGACACAATAATGGTGAAAGATGGTGAGCTGACTGCTACTATTTTTAGTCATCTGGACGAATTCAAGATTAACTTTAATAAAACAAAAAAATTATGAAGTTTAATTATTCTGCAGACAGAACAAGTAGCCTATATCATTATACACTGTTTCTGCTTGGTTTAGATTATTCTGATACCACATCTTTTCCCGTTGAAGACTTCGCCAGATCTGTAAATGCGTGGCTAAGAACTCTTGGATTTACCATGTGGCAAAGATCGTATGGCTGGCAGTTTGACGATTCAAACCAAACAACGCTTCCGATAGCAACGGCCACCCTAACCAATGGACAGGGAGATTATTCTTTGCCATCGACAATATTGGCAATAGAAGAGGTTTATGTCATGAATAGTGCCGGACATTATGTGAGGATAAAACAGATAGATCCGTCATTAAGAAGAGATGATCTGGAAACAACATATAGCGTGGCCGGAATGCCGGAATGTTATGACGTTATTGGTAATTCTGTGGTATTATATCCGGCTCCGTCTTCGTCTAATGTAACACTAGCGTCTGGCCTTAAGCTTCATTTAAGCAGAGATATAGTGCCATTTGAGTCAACAGACACCACAGATAGCCCGGGAATACCAGAAAGCCTGCAGCCATACTTATGCTATGGGTCGGCGCTTGATTATGCAATGTCTAAAAATTTAGATACAAACAAGGTCGTAATAATAAGATCTGGTCTGGAAATCTACCAAAGGAAGGTTGAAGATTATGCCGAAGAAAGGAACAAAGATTTCCCAACCAAGATTACATTAAAAAAGCGTTCATCAAGATAAAATAAAAAATTATGGCAGTAACATTAATACCATATACCTATTACACCAAATACACATTAGATGGAACAGATATAGATTTAGCCAATGACACCATCAAGCTGGCCCTATATACCAGCTCCTCTAATGCTGCTTCTGCAAGAGACACAGCAGAGTTTATAGACGATGTAACAAATGAATGGTCTGATGCGAGTTATGATTCTGGGGGATATGAACTTACTTGTTCTTTGACCTTAGACGCAGCCAACCACAGGACAAAGTTTGATGCAACCGATTTCAGTCAAGGAGATTTGACAGGAACGAATTTAAGATATGCGGTTATTTACAAAGACACAGGAACTCCTGGAACATCTCCGGTAATAGCGTATATAGATTTTGGAGAAAATATAACATTCTCCAACGCAACACTGAGTATAACATTTGCGTCAGCGGGAATATTCCTTAACACGGCATCATAATGTTTGATAGACAATTCTTTATTAATAATCAAAAGTTATTATTGTGGCTTTTAAACAAGCCCATTATTAGGTTATGGTTTAGGCGCGTAATGAGAATTGATTATAGGGGTGAGATAAACAGAATTACGCCAAATAGCTATACTTTTGATGGAAAGCTTGTATTGGATGGAAAAAAACTAAAGTTCGTATCAAAAACAGACTTTAGAGCGCATAATAAGTATTCAAAAAGATTATATTATGGCTTTTTGTGGTTGTGGAGGGCATGTCATTTATGGGACATGGTTTCTAACGGATTAAATCTGAACTTAAATCTGGGATTTGATCATACTTATTATCCAGAAGCTGGAAGTGGTGGCGGAAATACTACTTGTGACGGGTGGGTTCAATATTATGATGCAGATGGTGTGTCCTGGGCGACTATACATGATGCCGCCTCTGATTCGGCAGATGCCACATCTGATCCTGTTAATTGGGTTTTATTACAATCAGATGATGAGGCAAGTAAATATAGAAGACTTCATAGGGGAATACTTACGATTGATACTTCTGATTTGGGGACATCAGATATTGTATTAGCCGTGTTTTCGATAAAAGGAACTGGTAAAGGAGATCCAGCCCCGGCAATAACCCCTAACATAAATATATATTCTGCTAATCCGGCTTCAAACAATGCTTTGGTTGGAGCTGATTATAATAAAACCAATTTCGGAACAACTGCATATTGTAATACGGCAATAACCTATGATAATTGGAACACCTCGGCATATAACGATTTTACATTTAATGCTACCGGATTGGCGGCAATAGCAAAAACAGGAATAACCAAATTGGGAATAAGAAACGCCAATTACGATGTTGCTAACTCTGCTCCAATATTAATGGGGAGCGCGGTAACATCTTATTTAATGGGAAGCTCGGCAGATGCAGCCGGAACAAGCAGTGACCCAAAGCTTGTTATAACCTCGATAGTAACAATAACAGTTCCCAGTGCGGCTAATTTAGCAATGGCTGGACAAGCATCGACAATAGAGGCGATTATATCTTTATTAGTGTCTAATACTGCAAACTTAACAATAACAGGAAATACCCCTGTAATATCAATATCTGGTGGGTATCTGTTTCAAGATAAACATACAGGGACATGGACATTTCAATCTAAATCATAATATGCCACCATTAATAATTAGCAATTTTCAAAAAGGACAATCCAGGACACCATATATGGCAGATGGCGCTTTTGCCAAATCTCAGAATGTAGATATTTTTAGCCAAGAGGGGATAGCGAGGATAAATTACTTGCCAGTTGCATATTCTGGAAGTGCTGGAAATGCGGTTACCGATTTACCAACACAATTTGAAATAGACCCATACAATGCTAATATAATTTACTTTTGTGATAATTCAAGGGATGTTTATTCATTTAATACATCTACCAATACTGTTACTAAAATAGGAACAAACAAAGGAAATCAGATTAAAGTTTGGAACGATTATTTAATAGCAATAAGAGATAGTTCTATCGGCGCTATTAATTGTTATGGTCTCGCTGGTGGTTCGTGGTCAACTATTACTGGGTTGAATGGAGTAGCGGGAGACTATGAGCATTATATTCTTTCTTCTTCGAAAGATGGAAAAATATATATTGCTAATAATTTTACAAATACGACATTTAAAATAGCGACTTTGGTTGAGGTTGCGGGTAAGGTATTTACTCCTTCGGACAATACAACATGGACACTAAGTGCTACTGCCTTTGCATTACCAGAAAGGTGGAAAGCAACAGGACTTAGCGAAATAGGAAGATATATTGTAGTGGCCATGAAATACACGACACAGATTGTTGACAGGGAAATACCTCAGACAATGTTTGGGTTTTGGGATAGGTCTGCTACTACCTTTGATTATATGCTTACTCAGTCTGAGTATGGATTAGGAAACATAGTCTCTATGAATGAAGGTCTTTATGTGACTGGAGGCTCTCAGGGGAACATATATCAGATAACGGAAAGCGGACTCTCAAAGATTGCACAAATCCCATTTGATTATGATTCTGGAAACTCAATACTGATAGGGAGTATTGGAGAACATAGTATAGATTGGTGGAACGACAGGTTGGTAATCGGAGTTTCATCTGAAGACGGATTATATCCTGCTGGTATATATTCAATGAGAAATGGCGTAATATGCCATGAGTTTTTACAACCAGATGGAGATGACGGTTCTGTAAATGATATTTACATAGGCGGAGTAATGTCTAGAAATGTAAATGAATTATATTTCGGTTGGAAGCGTGTTGTTTCAGGAGGCGCTACTACTTATGGAATAGCTAAAGTCTCAACTTCTGGATACAGATTTCCGTCTTATACTTCATATCTTGAAAGCGGGTTTTATCCAGTAGGGGCAATAGACCAGAAGAAATCTTTTAATAATGTAAAAGTTCAATTAGCAAGGCCGCTTCAAACTGGAGAAGGGGTAAGAATTAAATACAGAAAGAATATAAACGATAGTTGGACTACTTTAGGAACACAGGACTATACGACAAACGGAGCAGTATCGTCTTTATCATTTCCAGGCATACATAATGTGGAAAATGTTCAAGTAAGAATAGAATTAACAACTGGCGCTTCGTCATCAAATACGCCATATATTCTTGCAGTTTATTTAATATGACAATAGAAGAGGCACAAAATAAAATAACAGAATTAGAGAATAAGGCTTCAACGCTTGAAAGATTATTAAGAAATCATACGCATTCTGGATTAGAAACATCTGGCAGGCTAGAACCAAAATATTTAATTGCAGACTCCCTGATTGCTGACAGCTTAAAAGCTAAAAATGGCTTTTCTGGAGCATTTACCAATGGAGATGGCGATACGGTTACCGTTGTCTCCGGAATAATAACAGATATATCATAAATAATATGCCAACATTAACACCAGAACAATTACAAATGAATCAGGGAGAACTAAGTGGCGGTTCAGCAGGAATGGCGACTTATACCGCCAGAATTGCCGCTCTGAGGGGTGAACAAGCACCAACAACTACTCAGCCAACTGGGTTGTCTTCTATTGTTCCTACAGAGACACTGGCTATCAACCAGCCAAGGGTGAATATAGGCGCTCCGGTTCCGGCGCCAATGCCGCCAATAGTAAATGATACGCAGGTTATAACGGCAGAAGATCCGTTTAAGGCCTTTAAAGACTATATCTCTCAAACAGCTCCACCGCCAAGTTCTTCTGGAGCATATGTTTCAACCTATGGGACTCCAGACACACCAGAACAGATTGCCGCAAAAGAGGCAGCAGTAAAAGTAAGCACAGATAGGATAAACGCCCTTAACGCTCAAATACAAGGGATAATCAATGCCGGAACGGTTGGAAAGTTAACAGCAGAATCGCAAATGCAGGGAAGATTAGGAAGTATTTTAAGCGCCGAACAGGCAGAACTAGACAGGCAAACAGCAATAAAGGTATTACCCCTTCAATCACAGGCATTGGTAGAACAGGCGATATTGAGCGGAAACCAATCGCTTCTTACACAGGCTCAGGGAAAAGTTGATGCATACTTTAAATTCCAACAGCAAGACGAACAGAATAAATATGAATATCGGCAGGGATTGATAGATAAGTTCTTTAATTATGCCGACAGAGAGCAGCAGAACAGACTTGATGAAAAAAAGACTGCAAACGCACAGGCATTTCAATTGGCTACATCAAACAGATCAGACCAGAATAGTTGGGCTTCTGCCGCTATTTCAAATGGACAGGGAATGTTGGCCAGTCAAATAATGTCATTAGATGCCACTTCTTCTACATTCCAGCAAAACTTGGCTAATCTGGCCGGGCAGATAAAAGAAAAAAAAGAAACTATACCATCAACGACTGGTGGCAGATTTAACGAATCTCTGAAGAAGTGCTTGGCAGACAATAATAGTCCACAAACTTGTGCCCAATCTTCATTTGAGTATTTTAAAGAGCTTGGATATGATATTTCTTATCAAGATTTATTGATAGATGCAGAAGGGTTGCAATCTGGACCATCTGCGGATATGAATATTTTACCAGGGGCAATAATACCGAAAGAAAGCACTATGGCAAAAGTAAGCGCTGAACCGCAATATGTCTATTCTAATTACAAGCCAGCCGGAGAGGGGTATGTATGGACTCCAGACAAAAGAAGAATAAAAGAATCAGATATTTCTTCTGATATAGAAAAACATGCTCCATCGGTAAATTATGGTGTAACAACCGGGCAAGGTGGTGTTGATCTGTGGAGTTGGATTAAAAATCTATTCGGTGGGGGAAGTGTAGAAGAAATATTAAACAAATAAAAAATGGCAATTGACTTCTCAAAATATGTGGGAAGCAACGCTGGTTTAGCTGCCGGTAGAGTTGATTTCTCAAAATATACAGGAAAAACAGTAGCCGAAACCCAACCACCAAAGTCAAGTTTTTTTGGTGGGATAAAAACATTCTTAAAGGGACTGACAATGCTTCCGAAAACGGTGGCGGCTTCTGTATTACAGGCGACACAAGGGCAGAAGGGGGCAAGTGTTACAGATAAAGACTGGGCAGATAGATTTATTGAGAAAGTAGGGACACAAATAAGTCAATTTACCCAAGAAACACAAGAAAAGTATGGAGAGGCAAAAATGCTACCCGGGATGCCTTTTAAGATTACTGATATAGCTCAACTGCCTCAGAACTTGGCTTATTCAATAACTTCTATGGGTGCTGGTTTAGCTACTGGTGTTCCAACCGCATTGGTTCCCTTGCCTGGAATGAGGGTGGCTGCTTGGGTTGCAGGAACTGCTGCTTCTGGAGCCGCGGCATATTCTGCTACGACTTACCAGATAATGCAGCAATATCTTGAAGCTAAGGATGAAGAAAAGAAAATCAAAACTGGTCAGGGTTTAACCAGAGAAGAAGAAGCCGCATTAAGAGACGATTTTGATGAAAAAGCAAGGAACTATGGATTATGGGAAGCAGTGCCAGAAGCATTAAGCAATTTGGCTTTTGCCAAGATTTTAACTGCACCACTTATTAAAATAGCGGGAAAATCAATTGCTACTAAAATAGTTGGCAAGATGGCCGGTATTTATGGAGAGGAATTGCTTACTGAAACTATAACTCAAAAAGGGCAGGCAGGGATTGAGGTTGAAGCGGGATTGAGAGAGGGAAAATTGTCGTGGATAGAGGCGTTTAAAGAGGTCGCTCCCCAAACATTCTTGTTAACTACTGTTATGGCTGGGGCCGGAAGTGCAGTTGTTTCTATTTCAAAGGCAAAGCAAAAGATTCAAACATCTCTTAAAAACGAGATAGGAGAAGATAATCCGCTTTATCAACCCATATTAAAAGCTATTGATGAGGGAATGAAACAGACAGAAGTGCCGAAGAAAGAAGGAATTTCTGTTATCTCCCCAGAATTCCAACCCCTCGCCCAAGAAGCAAGGAAGTATAAGAGTGCGGAGGAGTTTGTGAAGGCACAAGAAATTGTATATCACGGAAGTCCCACTCCATTAAAAAGTTTTTCGGATAAAAAGGGGGGAGTTTTTTTTACTGATAGCATGGAAGATGCATCTGGTTTTGCTGGTAATCCTGATAATGTCTATGAAGGATATTTAAGTTTCAAAAATCCTTTAGTAATTGACGCTAAGGGTGCGAAATGGGATAAACTAAATACTAAGTGGGGTAAATCTACACAAGAAGTCATCAGTAATGCCGAAAAAGATGGTTATGATGGAGTTATTTTTAAGAATATCGTAGATAATATAATGGATACCGAAAATGTCGGTGGAACAAGCACAATATCGTATGCTTACAAACCAAAAGATGTTTTCCTAAATGAATCCCAACTCACCGACATTTACAACCAAGCAGTTAAGGGAGTGGAAAGAGTAGCACCGAAAACTATACCTATTGATACCGCAAGGGTTCAAGAGTTTGAAAGCACACTAGGACAGCAAGAATTTGAGGGCAGTTCCAGAAAAGAACAAGCCCAGCTGGCAGAAATGTATTATAAAACAGATAAACAAAAACTCTATGATATTGCTACAAGGAAAATTTCTAACGATAAACTGACACCGACAGCAGCTGCCAAGTATCTCGGTAAATACGGAACCCCAGAAGAGATAGCCGATATAACCACCGATCCATACGCAGTTTCAAGGGCAGGACAGGAGCTTTCTCTCACCCAGACATTTGATGAATTAAATCCGGTAGATAGAATAAAAGAAGTAAATGCTGTTTTAAAAGAAAAGGCATCGAAGGAAAGAGTTTCTGAAACAAAAACCAAGGCCAAAAAAGCAGTAGAAAACAAGAACCTTTCCAAAGAAACATTATCAAAAAAGCTGTCTGATTACATAGACAGCATAACTTGCTAATATGATTACTTGTGTCCCAAAACCAATAGCGGATAAAATCAAAAAAGCCCTTAAGGGAAAGGATATTTCCATATCTAAATTTTTGGATATGAGTTCAGAGCAAAGAATAAAGCTATTTGAGGGTTTCGGCATCAGAAACCCGAAAGAAATGAATCTTTTATTTGAAAAGAAACTCATCTTGAAGAATAAGTATATCGGACTTAAAAACTTTATAGACAAAATAACTGCCAGTGGAAAATATAGTGAAGCAAGAAAGGCAGAATTGGCACAAGTATTAAAAGAATGGCAGGAACAGCAAGAAGAAAGGATATTCAACCCGAAAGAGGAAGAAACCTTTTTGGCCTCTTTGGTGGAAAAGATAGTGGGAACGGTAGTCACGAGAGAGCAGGCAATGGAAATATCAAGGCTGACCTCTCTTTCAAGAAAGATACTTGACGAAGGGTATGACAAGGGAACAAGAACATGGAAATCTGATGAATTGAAACAAAATTACGGAGCCTCTAAGGTCGTATTGGAAAACTATATCAGCAACTTGAAGGTTAGAGAGATGTCATTGAAGGAAATGTTGGTTGAGCGTCTTGGAAAATTTAAAGAGACATACCAGATAAATAAAACAAAGGCAGTTTCTGACTTGATAATGGACTCATTGAGATTTATTTCTGATAATTCTATTGCTATGGTTGCTTCTTTTGACAACTCTTTTCTTGGAAGACAGGGGCTGAAAACCTTGATGATAAAGCCAAAAATCTGGTGGAATATGACTAAATCATCTTTTTCGGATATTTATAAGGTGTTAGGCGGGCAAAATGCCAAAGATGCTTTATGGGCAGATGTTTATTCTGATCCATATTATCTTGATAAAAGTTATACTATTGCGAAATTAATACCAGAAACAGAAGAGCAATATCCCACAACAATACCCTCAAAGATTCCATTTTTGGGAAGGTTTTTTGATGCCTCAGAGCAGGCATTTACCGGATCTGCCATCAGAAGTAGAACGGCACTATATAGGTTCTGGGCTGATATGGCCAAGAAACAAGGGGTTGATATGACTGAAAAATATCAAATACAAAGTTTGGGAAAAATGGTAGGATCTCTAACGGCAAAGGGTCAGTGGGGAAAACGGGGAGAGCCGGCAATAGTAAGGTTGTTCTTATGGGCGCCTAAAATGTTAAAAGGAAACATAGATGTGTTGACTGCCCATACCGGACAAGATGTATCTCCGTTCGTAAGAAAACAGGCGGCATATAATTTATTAAAAATAGTGGGTTCATCTGCCCTTTTAATGATGATAGCCAATGCTTTAAATCCAGGAAGCGCCGAAGACGATCCAAGGAGTTCTGATTTTGGCAAGATTAGAGTAGGAAATACTCGGTTTGACTATACTGGCGGCGCAGCTTCTTTGATAACTCTTGCCTCTAGGATAGCAACACAATCATACAAAAGCACAACGAGCGGAGATGTTGTAAAATATGGAACCGGATATGGCGAGCAAACCTCATTCGATGCTTTAGTTGATTTCTTAACTAATAAATCAGCACCAGCCACAAGAGTAGTAATAGATTTGCTTAAAGGTGAAAACTTTAAGAGAAAGCCGGTAACTATCCCAAGCGCCTTGTATAGTTTGGCTACCCCAATATCCATACAGAATGTAGTAGATCTTAAAGATGAAGCATCGGCACAGGCTGTATTGGGCGTGATATTAGATGCTATCGGAATTAATACCGGAACATATAGCACAACTACCGACTGGACAAGAAACACCGGCAAAGAGCTTACGGCCTTTAAGGAAAAGGTTGGAGAAAAGACATTTAAGGAAGCAAACAAGAAGTATGACGAATTATTCAACCAATGGCATTCTGCCGTTAAGATCGATGTAAGGTTTCAAGAACTTACTCCAGAACAAAGACAGACGGTTGTTTCTAACAAGAAATCAGAACTTAAGGAAAAAGTTATGAAATCTTATGGATTCAAATATAAAAAAGAAAAAGCAGTTAAACTACCAAAGCTTTAAAAACAATGACCAAGCAAGAAAAACTTAAACAGGCTATCAGGCTTCAAGAAGCAATGAAAACCAAACAAGAGGCGTTTGTTTTATTGGAAGTAATGGATAAGCTAAATGACAAGATCGAAAATATAAAACCGACAGATTTATCTAAAGTAAATAAAGAATTGGAAAACTTGAAAAACGAAGAAATAGTAGTTGAACTTGATATCGTATGAAAAAAATCAAGATACAATTAGATGCAGAAAAGTTAAAAAGAAAACTAAACCTTAAAGATGGCGAGAAGGGCGATATTGGATTACCCGGGAAAGAGGGAAAACAAGGAAAACAGGGTCCAAAGGGTGATAGGGGAGACAGGGGATACAATGGGATTGATGGCGCCAATGGAAAGAATGGAATAAATGGAAAAGACGGTTCTCCGGATACAAGGCTACAAATAGTAGAGAAAATAAATACTGGGGGAAAGAAAGATTTAAAGATAGAATCAAGACATATTTCTGGCTTAGAAGAGATGCACACCGATACTCTTAAAAGAGCAACGGCTATTTTAGATCAAAGAACCCAGTTTTTAATAAACAAGCACACGGGGGGAACCTGGGGAAGAGTCAATGGGACTATTACAGATCAAACAGATCTTGTATCTTACATTGATGCCAAGATATCTGTAGAAAACATCTTTGACCGCACCCTCACAGTCATCTCCCCCCATACCGCAGGGGACTCTTTGAATATGGGAACTGGGGGTATCACCACCACGGGATTAGGCACTTTCGGCAATTTAGATGTAGATACCTTAAACTTCAACGGCAACGCTATAACTGACAGCACAGGCGCTATTTCCTTTGGAAATGAGAACCTTACCACCACAGGCAATATCACCTCAAATGCGGTCACTTTAACTGGCGCCACTGGCATTATGCAGGACACAGGTGGCGGGGTGATTATAGATTTCCCGAACGCCAGTTTAACAGTCAATAATCTTTTAACCGCTTATGATTTAAGCGTTTTGAATACTTTTTCTGCGGGCAACGGAGTATTTACTGGCACAGTTTATGCTGACGCTGGATTCGGGAGTTATGGCTCAACCTGGCTTGAATTGGCTGATACTTCCGTTTGGTATTCGTCAACTATTAACGCAAACGGAGCAAACTTAACTGGTTGTTCGGATATTAAAAATACTTCTGGCTATGGATATGATTACGCTTCTGACACCTGGGCTTTGGGTTATGCATTATCAGTAGACTATATATTCGGCGGCTCTTATGGGCAAGTTATCAGTTTATACGACGAACCAGGTGCGGTATTATTCAATAGCACCAATATCGCCTTTGAGGAAGGAGTAGGCGGAACGATATATGTCAGACCCTCCACTGGCTACGCTTACGAAGGAGGGGATATGACGCTTAGAGCAGGAGACGGATTATTGGGCGGAGGAGCTCCAAACGCCACAGGCGGGACTTTATACTTGGAGGGTGGAGCATCCTCTGGTGCAACCGAAGGAGCCGTCTATATCTATGGAGCCATTGCGGAAGATGTTTTTGAAACTGATATAGAAAACATCCAAGTCCCATTCGTGAGTTATTCTGGTGGGGTAGCAAATAGTGCACTCCCAATGTTTTTATACAAAGGAACAGGCACGGCATACAAGAACCAGATGGTTGCCTATTACTTTAATGGAATTTCTACCTATACATCAAGGACGGCTGAATGTAGGAGTGCCTTCGGAACTGCCTTTACCTTGCTTGCCGATACGAACGATTATTTCTATGTAGGACTGCAATCTCATCCTTTTACAAACGTATATTTTGATTTAGCAACCAACGGAAGTGGATTAACCATATTAGTTGAGTATTGGAACGGCAGTGATTGGATAGATTTGGACGGTATGAGTGGCCCGCCATTGTTAGCCGACACGACCAATAATTTCTCCAACAGCGGTTA